CAGCTATGGATGCTAGGTTTGTTAGATCATCCTATGCTAAACTCATGCCTTCTGTTGATCTTGCTCAGCAATTTAGGTGTTACTCATGTGATTATGAGCAAGAAATGGAGGTACCGTTTACCTCTGACTTTTTTTGGCCTAAATGATGAATACATTGAGAGTGTATACGAAGAGCTTTTTAATTTAAAGCATCATGGCGGCTGGAGTTTCTTTGAATCCTACAACTTACCAATTCAGGTTAGAAGGTGGTTTTTGAGAAGGCTACAGAAACAATTCGATTCCGAAAGACAAGAAATAGAAAAATCTAGAAATAAAAACAGATAAGAACCAGAAAGCAATACGCTTTTTGGTTTTTGTTTTTTGGGATCATTTACTATTTATTAACGGAGGACTCTATTATGTCTAGCTTAGAACAACAAGAATTAGTAAAATACGACATTAATTTAAATCCAGAAACAATCGATGAAGGATATTTGAGAGCATTGGGCTTTCAGATTGAATATATTTTAAAACAAATGTTTGGTGGAAGCTCCATCGCAGGAAGAATTAGGGGTACACAAAGCCAAGTATCGTCTTTTGCTAGAGCATTGGGGAATGAAAGAAGATACTTAAACGCATTTGAATTAGCCGATCCTAGAACTCTTGGCAATAGGCATAAGCTAGAAAGGGCAGTCGCTAATTTTGAAAGATCAACTGGCATTAAGTGGCCTTTCAAATAGAGAATAAATTATGGCAGATGAACAAGACATACTGATTAATGAAAAATTAAACTCCCTTCTTGCCAAACAAGTTGAGTTTGAGAAGACTCGCGCTCGTTTATCAGGCGAAAGTTTATCTAATCTGGAACAAGAACAAGCCCTCTTAGCTAGAAGAGAGCAGTATTCTAGAGAATTTTCAATCCTTCTTAATGAAGAAGATGACCGACGAAAAAAAACTTTAGAATTATTAAAGAAGGACATCGATGCTGAATTAAGAAAGGGAGAGATAGTAGCAGAAGTAGCGCAACAAAGAAAAAGAGCCCTAGAAGATTTAAATAGAGCTATAGAAGCTGGTGACAAAGCTGAAATTGAGCGACAAAAAAAGAAATTAAAAGCAATAAAAGAAGAAAACAAGGCTCGTGAAAAAACCCTTGACTCCATGAGGTCAGCTGGAAGAGCAGCTGAGGGTCTTGTTGATACAATGGGTAACTTGGCTGGCATCTCTAGAGACACGGGCAGCACCTTTAGAGATATCGCGAAAGCAATCAAGGGTGGGAAAAAGAGTCTTGCGGAGTTTGGAACCACTGCAGCAAAATCTCTCGGGGACAGATTTGGTCTACCCTCTATGCTTGGCATGGTTCTCAACAATCAGCTTCAAATGACCGTTGGGTTTAACCAACTGCAGGCACAAGTATTGGGGGCAACAGGTGCAAACTATGAGTTGACTCAGGCAATTGAAGACTCATCCAGATCTCTCAAAACACAAGGTGTTTCTTTTGCCGACGC